TTTACAAGCTATAGTGCCTGTAGTTGTTGTAGATTCACCACCAGTTAGATCAATGTAGTCAGCGGTTAAGCCGTCAGAAGCAGTAACCGTACCTGTTACGTCTATGCCTGTAGCTGTGGTGGCTAGTTTGGTTACGCCGTCATAGGATACCTTAACATCGCCGTCTTGGTTTACTTGCAGCATATCTTCATTACCGGCTGCATTTCTTATTCTAAAGTCATTAGCTAATATTAATAAGTTGCCTGTACCTGAATCCGTAATATAACTATTAGACCCATCATGGTAAATCTGTAAATCATTTCCCGCCCCAAAAAACGCCTTTTTATTATCACCTAAACTTAAACCATCAGCAGTAACCGTACCTGTTACGTCTATGCCTGCTTGGCTAGCGTGTAGTATACGAGTGTGCGTTCCAGCCTTTCTAACAACTAGATTTATTTCCCCATCTTCTTCGCCATCTGTTACATCTGTTGATTTACCAGTTATGTATGCAAAAGACTCTGCGTCACCATTTGAGTTGTTACCAGTAAAAATCATTTGCCCTAACGTGTTTCCGTTAGCACCTGATTCTGTATTGACAAAATTAAAGTCAGGGTCAAGATCAGCACTACCGTCTGAACTTACAGTTATTGCACCTGTTACGTCTATGCCTGCATCAGTAGTAACAATCCTGTTAGCATCGTTATATTTTAAAGCTATGTCTAATGAACCCCAACTTGCAACAGCTTTTGTATCGCTTCGTAAGTAGCCATTCTGGCCCTGCAAAGTAATAGCTCCGCCGCCTACTTCTTTTATAAAAGAGCCACCGTTAACACCTGTCGCTTTATAGATTTCAAAATAGTTACTTCCATCAGTTCCAAATTTAATTGTGCTGGTATCAGATAACAGAACTTGTCCGGCTACATCTACTTGATTAGTAGTGACCGTACCTGTTACCGTAGCACTATCGATATACAAGTCTTTAAAGCGCTTAGCAGTTGTACCAATATCTACATCACTATCTGCATTTGGTTCAATGACACCATCTTTAACTGAGAACTGTAAAGCGGCTGCGCTAGATACGTTAGTATAGAAGTTTAATTGATCAGTAGCTTCTGTAGTTGTAATCTTAGTGAAACCAGCAGGAGAACTAATCAGAGGAACACGAGCACCTGAGTCTGCGTCACCGTTATGAGTGTGGCCCGTGCTCTCATCAAAAGCTACTGAAACATTATTAAACTCAGTAGTAAAGTCCCCTGCGTTAATAGTCTCACCAGTTGTAAAAGTCTTTGTTTTAGTATAACCTGTCATTCTTTTATCTCCTGCCTGCTGGCACGTAATCTATGAAAAGACCATTAATACGGTAAGAACCTTTTTGGTCGTCACTTATAATTGAAAAGTTTGCTGTGTGTCCGCTGCCCTGAACAGCCTGTCTAACCATCGGATCACCGATACCGCCATAAGAGCTGCCCCCATACGTTGAAAGTCCATATGCAGAAGGTACAGGAATCGTAGTCATTACATAAGGGCTTGGTTGCGGAGCCTCTACGCTATTATAATCGTATTTAACAAGTAGTGTTGGGATTACAGTAGACTCAGGGCTGATTGAGATTTTTACATAGTGTAGTGTTTTTCTGCTGCCTACGTCTCCGAAATCATAGAACGGGGTGACGTACCTAGATTTTATATTGAAAGCAACCCCTTCGTTATAAAAACTTTTACCTTGATCATGTAAATACACATAACCGTTTTTATCACCATGATAATATTTTTCTACACCATCTGTATCAAAACTTGAATCCAAAGCATGAGCTTGAATGCCTAATGTTTCTGACCACTCAAAACCGTTATTAGTTAGTGTACCTATGATGCCTTTAGAGCCTGATACAAGCTCATCAGCTCCTGAGTAGAAAAGTCTATATTGATTTTTACTTCGAATGACAGCGCTTGAAACAATAAGATTATTAATATTTTTTGAAAGCTTTGCAAATGTGGGCTGGACTTGGCGACTGATTGAGCTTAACTCTACGTCACCAATACGGGCTGTACCTGCAACTGTGCGTATGCCATCAGAACTCAGAAATACTAAATCGCCGCCTATTTCTTGAATACTTGCTGCTGCCAAACAACCTACGTTTGTAGTTATAGGTACTATAGCTTCTCCGTCATTTACGCCAGCTCCCATTTTAACAAACTTATGTATGCTGTTAGCACAAAATATAATAACGTCATCACGGAAACTTTTTAAACCTACAATAGTATCTCCAAGAATTAAGTGCGCTCCTGTCGAAAAGCTAGTGACGCTATTTACAGAACTATAATATAAAGAAGTGCCTGCCCCTACCACGAGGCGTGTTTCGTGTCGAGTACCTACAGACGGTGTGACGGTTGTGTCTACTGTGAATTCATGGCCGTTATAAGTTCGAGTATCTAAATCGCCAGTTCCCTTAATTGTAAGAGTAAACGGCAGGTTATCACCGTCTAAAATAACTACAGTTCCATTGTCCCCTATACCTTCTTCATACACAAAGCTTGTCTGGCCTTGACCTGTTCTATCTACAAGAGCTTTACTAAAATACGCAGCATACGTGTGGTCTGTATTAGTTTGCCCAGCTCTAGCTACATTAACCCAAGTTATGCCGTCAACTGTAAACATAATAGCATTACCAGAACAGACAAGGAGTCCTCCCGCATAAGCCATGATACCTTTAATATCCGCAGTTCCGTTTGGCTTAGCTGTACCGTAAGGAGTATAACCATTTATTCTACGGTAGCCTGAGTCTGAATCCACTTCAAAGTTTTCAAGCTCTATAGCTGTTCCGGGCGCACCCAAAGCAGCAAGCTGATTAGTATTAGTATCTAATCCGCCTTTACATACAAAACCAAAAGGTTGCGAAGCAGCCATTAAATAAACCTCACTCTGTCGTCTTTGAAGTATGAAGGTACAGGCTCAATAAGATTAGAGCGCATAGACTTTAAACCTTTTTTATAATCGTCAAGTGCGAATGCGGCTGACTGAGGGTTATCTTTAAACTGCCAAATGTAATAACGTGCCTTAGCAAGAAGGACAGACGTATACATTTCGGGGAATGCAATTAGGTCGGTAGCTACTGTTAGCTTTGTGGGAAGAACCCAAGCTGAGAACCAAACTTTATATGCTTTATCGGGAATAGGGCTTAGGCCGAACGACCTGCCATCTTGACTGCGGATAACTCTAGAAGGTTCTCCACCTACTGCTTGATCAGCATTATCAGCATTTTCTGCTGTTCTAAAATAATCTTTCCACTCTTCTGTAGTGGTGTATCTTAAATTTTTACTGACATACGGGGCTGTTTCTCCTGCTATGCCTTCTGTTGTTAAATAGAAAGTATTCCAATCTATTGAACTATAATCTTCTTTTATGTTTGAGCTAAAAACTTTTAAATGATAAAATCTTTGTCCTGCGGATGTATTTAATGTTACGTTTCCTAACATAGGATCATAATTAGCAAGTGAAGGTATTGGCGCACTTAAAAAAGGCCATTGAGGTTCTTCATTAATAATATCGAAGTACGCACGATTAACGCAGTCTTTAACGTATGCTTGGATGCCGAGGGCTTGTCCAAAGTCACCTGCCGTTAACGGTACTTCATTTAACTCACGAAGAAGTTCATTAGTCAAATCTAAATATGATGTTGCCATTTACTTTTCCTCGGTAGTTTTTTTATCTTTCTTTTTAAAGATTGCATCCCAGTTGTCATCAAAGTTCTTTTTAGCTTCTCCAGTATATACTGAACTATTTACTTTGACTACTCTTCCTATTTTCATACCTACTGGTTTGTTCGGTGAACCTATTACATTCATAATGATACCTCTAAAAGATTGAGGGGCTTTTACACCCCTCGCACTTATCTTACATATTAGTCAAGAGTAGACACGTATGCTTTTGCTAATGCTTCAGGTCGTAAAACTTTAGAACCGAAAACATGTAAGCCACGACAGATGTCGCCAAAGCTATCTTGTGAACGCAAAACTTCAGTGTTCACGATAGTTTGTGCAGTAGATACAGCAGACATGTGACCCGCTAATACCTGATTAACTAATCCGCCACGAGTAGCAGCAGGACAGTTATTAGACTTATACATTTCAAAGCCACGTAACTTACCAGAGCTTACCAAACCGTTACGGATTGAACCCTGACCAGCATTGAAGTCTACTGACAACAACTTAGAACCAGACTGGCTTAGTTGCTCGTAGAACCAAGGTGGAGCTACAAAGTAACGACCTTCTTCTGGAACATTCTGCTCATCGAGAAGACGAGCTAAACGAGCCATAACGTCTAAAGGATCAACGCCTGCACCCTGAGTACCACCAATATCAATTGGCTTAGTACCGGCATCAGTAGCGTCTAGGCCACCTACATCAGTAGCTGCGTCAGCACCAACAATATTGTCAGGTGTTGAACCTGCGCCTGAAGATACACCAGCAAACATAGATGCTAGAACTACTTCGTCATACTTATTTTTCAAAGCATAAGCAGCAGATGAAGCAGCTACTTCTTTGAAGTTTACGTGAGACATTTTGCTTTCAATATCATCAACGATGAATTTGAATGCTTTTGCTTGGTCAACAACTAATGAAGTTTCTGCATCAGTTAAAAGTGTTGGGGCAGTAGTGCCGCCACGAGTGTAATCATGCACAGTGATTTCTGGCTCTTTGATGATCTGTACAGAGTCACCGAAAGATGAGATTTCACCAGCGTAATCAGTGTTAGTGATTGCTTCTACTACTGAAGCTTTACGGAAAAAGTTTTGTACTTTTTTCGAATAAACTTCTGGTAAGAAAAGACCGTTAGTTTGGCCTGCGATTTGTGTGTCAAAGTTACCGGGTGCTGGATTACCTGCGCCTTGGAATTTAGCCATGAGATGTTACTCCTAAAAAAAGAAAAGTTTAGAATTAACGCACTCGTCCTTCCATGATAGCTTGATCAATTTCTTGCTCATACTTATCATATTGGTCGAGACTAAGCGAATTAATTTCCCGTTGTGTCCAGATCTTAGCTTCATCAGTGCCTACAGAAGTAGTTTTTGTAGATACCATGTCCGCTGCTGATCCAGTGGTTTGTGACGCTTTAGTCTTACGCTTACCTTTAGTAGAAATTCCAGATTCCATTTTATAAAGATCAATAGCTTTAACTGCAAGTTGTACATTGTCTGGGTTATCGTAGATCCAACCTTGAATTGCTTCAGGTTGTTCTTTAGCCCAGCTATGAAAATTGTCATCACCTCGAATATCTTCGAAGTCAGGATGACGATCCCGTAAAGTTTCTTCAGCTTCTCTTCGTGCTATCGTGTTTTCACGCTCTTGGATCATGTCCATTTTAGCTTGAAGTGCTTTAGTTTGTGTCTCAGTTTTCATGTGAGCCACAGTCTCTACTGTATCATATAGGTCAGGGTATTGGTTTTTAAACGTTTCTAAATCTTCTGCGCTTTTTAACTGGACGTTTGGAGCAGTGCTCTCAGCCGCAGCTTGCAGTTCTAATTCTCGTTGTTTAAAACCAGAAACCTTCTCATCATAATGTTTCTTTAAGTCATCGTATCGTTTCTTATAGTTGGTTCTTTGCTTCTTCTCAGTAGCTTCTTCAGGGGCCTCATTGGGGGTAGCCTGTTTGCTATCTGGTCGTTCAAAGAATACTCCGTCTGCTGTCGCCACACTTCCTTCATCTGGCGTATGCCAAGACTTTTTAGAATTGTAAGGGTTTGCAGTTTCTTCTACTACTTGTTCGTTCGACATATTGTCACACTCCTATTGGGGCTTTTCGTCTTTCAAGGTGGCTGTTTAGTTAGCTAAACGTAACAGGGTCTCGAATTAAAAGGTGGCCTCTAGGTTAAAAGTTAGTAAGGGGCTAAGGGTCTAGGTAGCCTTACTGATTATAAAAGACTTGGCATTTTATTAGCAGACATCATTTGTTTTTTAATGTCTCTATTCGTGTCGTCAACTTCAGTTACTCCGTATGTTTTTTCATTTTGGAGTGGGTCTTCAGTTAAACCGCCAAATGCTTTAGGTACTCGACCGCCTTCATCAAAAGCTTGCTCTGCCTCATCCATCATAAGTTGGAGGTTTTCAGCGCCAATTGAATCAACAGCCTTCTTGGTGAAAACAAATTCACCGTCCGATAACCTAGCTGGTATCGAATCTGATACTCCAGTACCAATTCCTTCTACGGAACCTTCACCAGAGAATTCTGCTGCAACGTCTAAGACTTTATCAAAGACCATTGCTAATTCTGTGTTGCTTTCTAAAGCTTCTGAAAGCATATCTTGTTCTTCTTCACTAAGAGCTTCACCTAATACGAAGTCTTGGAAAGTATCTACCATCTCATCATCAGGTAGTTGTGAGGCTTCTGCTGCTTCCAGTTCACCTTCAGGAATGTTATCGTATGTATCTTCTAATTCCATTTCAGGTGTAGTGAGCATTGAGCCTTCATTATATTTAACTTTCATTTTATCATACATATTATTATGTCCTGTTCTTAGCTTCAGAAACTTGATCTTTAAGTGTCTCTAGGTTAACCAGAGAATTCACTCTCCCCTGCCTGCGGTACATTTCCTGTTCCGATGTTGCCGCCACCAGTGCCTGTAGCTCCAAGGTCTTGAGGTTGTTCAGGTGCTCCAGCAGGGCCTGCCATAGCTCCCTGTTGCTCGTTAGGGGCGAGAGCTTCGCCGCCAGTTGCTTGTCCAGCATTCTGTGCTCCTATAATTTGTGCCATGATTGCGGCTTCTTCAGGATCGTTTAAGATCTCATCAGGGTCTAAGTCTAAGCTGTATGCAAGCTCGCTGACGATCTTAGAGATCTTAACGAAAGGTGCAATAGCAGGATTCTGTGCAGTTTGTAAGAACATTGTTAGTCGTTGACTACGTACTTCTTTCTGCATCAAGCTATTTGTACCCATAGCTTTAATTTCTAAATCGCCTTCTACATCTAGTTGGCCTTCGAAGAACTGCATGTTCCACTGGTAATAAGCCTCACCAAGAGGTTTAAGCAAGAAGTCATCTAAGTTCTTAAC